AACATAACTACGGCAAGTGGGTAGCCCATTGGGATTACGAAGACGTAAAAAACAGTAAAGAAGATGTAAATATAGTAAAAGTCAATACGTCAAGTAATGATATACGTGACTTTGCTTATTATGGCTCTGCTGTAGAACTTGTCAAATCCTCTGTAACCAACATTATTAAATGGTTTCCTGCAAGGATTACATTATCAACTGAGACTGTAACTTATTTAGATAACAATCAGTACAAAGAATTATCCGGTTATAAGATGTTGAATAATCCTTTTGAAGTTGATTTTGTACATACCCTCAGTGAAAAGGAAAAGGAAGAATACAACGTTGACCGTTTCTTGTGTGAATCATACGAAAAATACACTTTTAATGACTTAAATATCAAATCATACACAGTTACAACCTCAAACGATTATTTGTCTGGCGGCTGTATACCGGAAAATTGGCTACCATATGACGGAAATCCTGTTTATGCAATTACTATCAATGGTGAAAAAATAATTGAAGCATATGTTATTAATTATGAAATAGTTCCGTTGTATATAATAGATAATATACCTAATTGTGACATTAAACCAAAAAAGGAACTTCTTGATAACTATTTTAATGAAATAGATGGGTTTGAGAAGCAACTTTTAACACTTGATTCAAAACCATTATATAAAAATTCTTTTTTGACGGCAATCGAAGGTGAATTAGACCATAAATACGTCTATCGTGATTATACGTGGCCGTCAACAGCCGTAGAATTGAAAGTAGATGATAAAAAATATGAATATGGCATAATTGACATATCATCACAGACATATATTGACTATGTGTCAAGTTTGATTGACATGGCAAGTGTTTTTGATGAATTGTGGTGTGATAACCTTTATAGGAATATGACGCATGAATCAATCAAGAACTTTGACTGGACATATACAAGGGAATATAATGAAGGTGATGAACAAGATAATATAGACGGAGGTAATCAAATAATGAAATTACTTCGTGTCTATGGCCGTGCATTTGATGACCTCAAGCACAAAGTAGATGGAATAAAATATGTTTCAAACAACACCTATGACGGCTTTGCTAATCAACCTGATGCTGAAATTTCAGATAGACTTGAATTAATGGGATGGGATGTAACGTCTACAATTCCAAATTTCATCGATACTGACCAAGGATATATTGGAAAAGATACTGGATATGTAATAGATAAGAAAACGTGGGATAACCTTAGTTCTACTGAGCAAGGTAAATATGAACTTGCTTACTATGATGAAGAAACCGGTGATATTATTGGTCAAACGTCTTATAATAAACTTGATACTGAAGGTAAAAAGAAATTTAAGAACTATTATCCTCAAATGGATTTGAGAGATGAAAAAATTACCTCATCATTTATTGAAGAAAATGAATATAAATGGTTTGATGCAGTAAACAGTAATAATATCAGTGCTCAGAAATCAGATATTGATTTCATGAAAAGGTTGTTGTTGTCTTCAAACTGTATTTTCAATACAAAAGGTACTAAACATTCCATCGACATGGTAATGGGCATGTTTGGTTTCGGTGAAAGTGATTATACAATTACTGAAACATATTATCAAACAATCCCAATGGACTATACAGATGAAAAATATGATGAAATAGAGAATATCAATTATTACAAGAATTATTCTAAACTTTATGATGATGCTTATTCCGGTGTTCCTATAAAGGATATTTTCCTAGGTAATAATCATGTCATCGTGCCATATTATGACCAAAGAAGAATATACGATGGTGATTTTATATTTGAAAGCCGAGGTGGATGGGCTGAGAATAATCCAAATTCAAAAGAATATACTGAAACTTTATCATATCTTCACGTTGTAAGTGATTTTAGTGATTTGTTGGATATTGACCCTAATTCATTACATGATAAGGATATATATTATGTGGTAAACCTTTCAAGTTATAGTGAATATGTTAATACATTGCCGCCTAACTTATCACATTTCTTTGTTCTTGTGCTAAATGAAGATTATAATGGTAAATACATGCCACATCTACCAGAGTCATGGGATAATATTGACATGAGTGATGTAAATAATGAAGATACAAAAAGAGCAAAATACCTTGATAGTATCATATCATTAAACACTGGAAATAATCCCCATGTTGGGTATGGTACATATGATAGTGGTGACGAATTTAAGCAATATATGGAGAGACCATTCAAATATGCCATTGATGAATATCTTCTTGATGAAGAATGGAAAACAAAGGCAGAGGCTTTAACGTTCAATATCAGTGATGTGGGAGATAATGACAAGGTTAAGAATCTTGTTAATTCTTCTGATACGACATATTATATTAACAGAAAATACATTAAAATTACAAATAATTTAGATAATAATTTGTATAAGGAATATTTTATGGATGTTATCGTAAAATATCTTATGCAAGTTATTCCATCTACTGCTATACTTGTATTGGAAGGATTTGCTTATGCTGAATAGAACAATATCGGTTGATAAAACATGTCTTGTTTTTCCGGCTAATTGGGATGCCGGAGACATTTCTAATCAAGACAAATTTACTGTTTTAATTGATGGAAAATCCAAAGGTGGAGGTTTCAGATATGAAACGGATAATGATGATTGGTTTGATATTATTCTTACCGATAATACGTTTACAATTACAGTAAAAGAAAATTTTGATATCACTGAAAGAAACGGCTATATTATTATACACCATAATAAAATTATCGGTGATGATGGTGAAGTCGTTGTAAATGTTAAACAGAATGGTGCTGAGTGTAGTATAGGAACCAACCCATCTGTAATAAATTTTACATCATTGAATTTTGAAAAAGATGAAAAGAACATCGATGTATCTGTTATTGGCGGTAATAAAAAATACTTTATTAAGTCATTTAAGGAATATAAACCTGTTAAAGTGACTAATGACGAAGATAAGGTTATACAGAATGACAGAGGTATAAAAATTGAAAAAACAGGTGAAGATAAATTGAAAATTACCAGTTATGGACGTGTTTTTAAAGAAAACGGTCAATTCTATGAAATCGTTCTTGCACATGATAATGATGTTAGTAAAACATCAAAAATTATAGTTACATATGATGATGTGAATATAAAAACTGATGTTCCGTCATTGAACACAACAACACCTTTGAGAAGAGTGACTAAATTTACTACAAGAAAGGCAAGTAACACTGTAATCAATGAAAAAGAAATTAACGAAAATATGGGTGCTTACCTTAAAATATACGGCTTAAACGAACCAATTGTTGAATTAACAAAAAGGGGTAGGAAAAAAAGTGTAGAAGAACCTTCAGAAGAAATCATTTTTGAACATGAAGGTGGTGTAAAGGAATATGATTTTGAAGTTTCGCCAAAACATGCATATGTGACTGTGAAATTGAATTGTGATTTTGTAAAATATAAGATAACCAATAATAAACTTATATTGGAAGCATCGCCAAGCATGGATATTAATGACCGATATGGCTTTATTAGAATAAGAAATGCAAGTGACCCGTTTGCTGTAGTATATAAAAGAATAGTACAAAAAGGAGAAAGTCAAAAATAACTTTCTCCTTATAAATTAATTAGAATTTCATCATCATTTTTCACGTCTTCATATGAAGATATTTCAAATTTATATGTTTTGTATGGATTTGTTACTTCATGTAGACTATATTTCATTGTTTCTACATCCCATATTACAAAACCATGACCAGTTGTGTTTTCTCCGCTGTTGCATTGGAATACAGAGCCTGCATATACAATTGGAACACCGTTTTTCTTGATTGTCTGAAACTTATGTATATGTCCGGCCATAACACAGTCACATTCTTTGAAATCATTTGTATCAATACCCTTTTCTGACATTCGACCTATATCAGTTACAGCACCGGCCACATCACCATGATATAATCCTATTAGTTTACAATCTGGATTCTTTTCTTTTAGTCCATCTATGTTAGGTTTCATAAATTTATCAAACATTGAATAAAGAACCCATATAATATTATCATCCTTGATATATCCACTTTTATAGTTCAGAACCCTATCAGCATAGGTTATATTGGGATATACACCCTTAATTGAAAATGTAGGTGAGATTGAATCCATTCTATCTTGATTATTTTCAAGCATATCATGATTACCGGCAACTATGATTGTTTTTCCGATAGCATTGATATAATTCATAAATTCATGAAATAAATCTTTTGATTCGTTGTCGGCTTTAATTTTTTTCTCAAATATGTCACCAACAATTACAATTCTTATTTCTTCTTTTTTGAAACCTTTTGTTTCAAGCATTAATTCACCTGCAAGTTGTTTTAACATTTCGCCAAACGGCCTGTCTGAAGTTGTAGTGTTTGGTATATGAATGTCGGCAATGTGTATAATTTTACGTATCATAATTTATATTTTTGGCAAATATACTACATTTTTTCGTTAAAACAAAGTTAATTTTAGTTAAAAGTTTCTTATTTGGACCTAGGTCCTTGTATACATAGCATATTTATTGATAAATGAAAATATTTTTTATATTTTCATTTTATAGCTTATAATTAATTTTTTTAGTTAACATGGACCAGGACCTGAAGAAAAAGAGAATAATATTAGGTTTAGATGTTTCAACACGTTGTATAGGTTCTACGGTGGCAAGCCTTGACGATGATGGAACAATTAAAATTTTAGAAATAAGCCATTTAAGACTTAAAATTCCCTCTAAGATAAAGGGAACGAAGTCGTTATTTCTTAAAAGTGATTTATTCAAGCAAAAGTTAAAGGACAAATATATGAAATATTATATTACGGATGTTATCATTGAAGAACCTCTTATAAGTAGTAACAATTCTGAAACTGCGGCAACTTTAATGAGATTTAACGGAATGATTTCACAGTCCGTTAAAGATATACTTGGTGTAATACCAGATTATATCTCTTCATATGATGCAAGAAAATACGGTTGTCCTTCACTTATGGCAATTAGGAAATATGATAAGCATGGAGAACCATATCCATATAAGAAGATTCAGAAATCTATTAGGAAGAACGAATTAGTGTTGTTTGGTGCTTATCCATTTGATTGTGCCAAGAAATACATACTATGGAATTATATTTCGGAGAAATTCCCGAATATTAAGTGGGAATATAATAAAAAACAAGAACTAAAAGATGAGAATTTTGATGCAAGCGATAGCCTTATGTGTGTTCTTGGATATGTCAGTAAGTGTAAATATGGAAAGAAAGGACCGGAAATTGTATGTTGTACGAGTAAGAAAAACCGCATTGAATATACGGTAAGTTTCTGTGGACAGACTTTTAGTAAAACAATTACTTTTGAATGAAATGTAGTTAATTTTTGGAAACTATATATCTGTTGTCATTGAGTGTTTAATAAGATTTCAATATTTATATTAAAGACAAATAAGATAGTATAAATACAAGAATATGAAGAAAACATTTAGATTGAAAGAAAGTGAACTTAGACGAATGATTTCTGAATCTGTTAGGAGAGTATTAAATGAAAACTCTTATGAAAATAATGATAAAGAAATCATTATTGACGTATTAACTGCGTTTGACTCACACTCACAAATAGTAAGTTTACAATTACTTGAGCGAAAATATCAGATGTTAAGAAGGATTTTAAATAAAGATGTATTCGAAAATAATTACAAAATTTTAGAACCTTATTTAAAAGACATTATAACAATTGAACTTAACGGGACTTTATATGGGGCATTTGACGTGTACTTAGAAAATCAAAATATTTATGTAGAGTTTGGTTCAATGAGAAAAATTGACAGTGCAAATTATGTGTTTGATAGTGAATTTGATATAGATGAAGTATCAATATCATTAGAAAAATTCAGACAAATTAACGAACAAGAGTACGAAAAACTTGTGAAAAGATTTAAAAATGTTCAATATGATATGGATACAAAGCATATTAAATATTAAATATAATAGTTCCAAAGAATATAGGTAATTGGGAACAACAGATATATAGGTACTACCTAATTTTTTTATAAAAAAATTTGGATATTCAGTATGTTTTTAGTATATTTGCAGACAAATAGAGTGTAAATGGAAGAAAGCATACTGAATTTGATTTATACGTTTCTCGGTAGTTATGGTAAACATTCTGGTGAATGGTATTCATTCAATTGTCCTGAGTGTGCTGCTGAAAAAGGTGTAAAGGCAGATAATAAATACAACCTTGAAGTAACCATAGACCTTGCAGTTAGAGGTTGTGGAGGGTATCATTGTTGGCGTTGTAAGGACACAAACGGTACAAAGGGTACACTTGTATCATTGTTCAAGAAATATGCCTCTAAACCAGTCTTAGATGAGTTCAGACAGATTGTATATGACTATCGTGAGGCGAGAAAATATGAATTATTCGATGGAAGTGGTAACATACCAGATGAATTTTCAGAGGAAAACGAGTTTTTTCTTCCTGATGGCTTCAAACCGATAAGAGAAAATGACATAAATGCCAAAGATGCAATTGAATATCTTTCAAAACGTGGTATTACCAATAATATAATCAAACGTTTTAACATTGGATATATCGGTGATGATGAAAATGTACATTTTTCCCTCAGAAATAGAATAATTATACCGTCTTATGACAGTTTTGATGGACTTAATTATTGGGTTGGACGTGATTATACGGGTAAAAACAAGGTCAGATACAAGAATCCAAAGGCTGAGAAGACAAAATTCATTTTTAATGAGGGAAAAATCAATTGGTATGAACCTATTACGCTGGTAGAAGGTCCATTTGACCATATTGTTGTGCCTAATTCAATACCTTTACTTGGAAAAACGTTGGATAAGGATTATTTACTCTATGATAGGCTTGTTAAGTATTCACATAGCCTTATTAACGTGTTTTGTGATGATGATGCGTTGTATAATGCTAAAAAGATATATAAATTATTGGAAAATACCGAATTAAATGGTCGTATAAGGCTTATTGAGTGTCCAAATGGGTATGATGCTTCATTAATTTATGAAAAATACGGAAATAAGGGTATTTTATCATTTTTAACAAAGGCTAAAAAAATAAATGACTATGAATTAGCAACTTTACACTAATTCATTTTGTGTTTTTATAAAAATATAGTATATTTGCATAAGATATTGATTTAAAGGGAATAGAAATGACAGTTGAAATTGAAATAATAGACCGTGTTTTCTATGGCTTAGAGGATTTTTGCTCTGCTAATGGGTTAGATGTTAAGGAATACATGTCTGATGCCATTATGGAGAAATATAACCTCGACAAATATGGTGATTTAAACAAGAAACTTGCTAAAAAAGCAAATATAGAGTCTACCAAGACAGACGAAAATAAGAAAAAAGTCGGAAGACCTAAAAAAATCAAAGAAGAGGAAATAAATAATGAACAAGACATTGTACCACAGACTACTGAAGACAGACAAACAGAACCAACGGAAGAAGAAACAAGACTTGTGGAGAAACCAGTGGTTGAACCTGTGTCTATTGAAACAAACGGCGAACCAGTTAAGAAGATAAGAAGGACATTAAAGACAAAATAAAATATGATTAATGTAAATCCAACAGATAAATTAGTATTTGATTTGAAAATGCTTCAAATCGACTTCAACGAACAAAAGAAAGAGTCTCTTAGAAAGGAAATATCTGAGAAATATGGTGTTCCGTTGAAGAATGTTGAGGTTAATTTTATACCTATTACCGTTGATACTGATGGTAATAGGATTTCTCTGACTTCAGATGTCATAGAGAATGTACAAGACCCTAATTTCCAAATTGAATTAATGAAGGAAATGCTTGATATTAGGGAAACAAAGGACGTTGATATTGAGGATATTAAGACTATTGATGCACAGGTTAACGCCTTCGTTGATTTTGACCAATATTCAAAGTATAAACTATATAAATTTAAATATGTAAAGTGGAGTAATTACCTTTCATACGGTAAGGATAACTATTTTGACTTTACAAAACTTCATGGACTTGTATTATTGAATGGAGAACCTGAAAATCAGAGTGGCAAAACAACTTTTGCAATAGATTTGCTCAGATTTGCATTATTTGGAAAGGCCCATAAGTCTCCAAACCTTGATAGTGTATTTAATGTATACCATCCGGAGGAAACAGAGGTTGTCGTAGAGGCAGGAATTGAGATTGATGGTGTTGATTATGTAATCAGAAGAACAGTTACACGTCCTGCTTTGGAAAAGAGGACAAAAAAGAGTAAATCAAAACAGAAAATTGAGTATTTCAAGTTACTTAATGGTGATTATGAATTGATTGAGAACTGTGAGGGAGAAACCGGTGCTGAAACAAACAATATCATTCGTGAATCAGTCGGAAGCGTTGAAGATTATAATCTTGTAATTTCAGCAACTTCAAAGACACTTGCAGATTTGCTTGATATGGGTCAAACTGATAAGGGAAAACTATTTTCTCGTTGGCTTGGCTTGCTTACTATTGAAAAGAAAGAGGAAATAGCAAAGGATTTGTGGAAAAAGAAAATTTCACCTACATTACTTTCGAATACATACAATAAGGCAACCATTGAGAGTGAAATGACCGATTATGACACCCTTATTAAGAATAGTAAAGATGAAATAGTAAAGTCGCAGGAAAAGTTAAATGTTTCCAATGAAAAAATCAATAATCTTAATAATGAGAAGGTAAAAGTACTTACGAATCGTAAGGAAATAAAGGAAGAATTAATCAAACTTGATGTTACTACGATAGAAACTAAATTAGCCACTAATAATACGGAACTTGCCAACTATCGTGCTCAAATGACTAAGTTAAAAGAGGATTATAAAGTAGTAAAGGATGCTAAGTTTGATGAGAGTGAGTATACTTCAACAAAAGAAACAATTGAGAAGAAGAAAAACGAACAAAAGACATATTCAGACAAGAATATTGAAATAAAAGTTAAAATAGTCCAATTAAGAAACGATACAAAACGTATTGAGAAGTTAATTGAGGATAAAGTATGCCCAACATGCGGACACCCTATTGAACTTGATGAACAGAACGGCTTTATTGATAAGAATAAACAAGAAGAAAATAAACTTATCGAGGAAGGAAAGAAGAATAAGGCCGAAATCGACAGAACACAGGCTGAAATCGATAAATTGAACAAACTCGTCTCAGATATGGATATTCAAAAGGAAAATCTGAGGAAAAAAGGTGAACTTGAACTTAGAATGACAGCCATAAAGTCTAATATTGAGAATTTGAAACTTAAAATTGCCGATTTAGAAAGACAAAAGACAGAAATTGAGACAAATAAGGATAATATCAAGTATAATAATGAGATTGATATTAAGATAAGAAATCTTGATGAGACAATTAAGGCTGAAACAAATATAAAGGAACAACTTATCAAGGAAATTGAAAGTCATAACAATAATATCAAGAATTACGAAAAGGAAGTCACAAAACGTAAGGAACTTGTAACAAAATTGTTAGAAGAAGAGAAAATTATCAGAAACTGGACTATTTATCAACAATTAGTAGGAAAGAATGGTATCGTAAAGATTGTGCTTAAGAGGGCATTGCCAATCATTAATAATGAGATTGCACGTATTCTTGACGGTTTGTGTGACTTTGAGGTTAAATTGTCGATTTCAGATGATGGTAAGGTGTGCATGGACTTGATAAGGGATGGAGTTGCGATTGATTTAGGAACCGGGGCTTCTGGATTTGAAATGACAGCATCTGCACTTGCTATTAGAAGTGCTTTGGCTACAGCCAGCTCGTTGAGCCATAGTAATTGTTTGGTTTTGGACGAGGTTACAGCCCCAGTAGCAGTATCAAATTACGATAATTTACATGAATTATATAAGAGAATAATTAAAAATTACGACTTTATACTTCATATTTGTCATAATGAAATGCTTTCAGATTGGCACGACCAAAATATTGTAGTAGTAAAAGATTTAAAGAACAATGTTTCAAAAATTGAACTAAAATAAAAGAATATGGATTATGGATAGATGAAGAGAACACAAACGTTCGAGAAATTGGATGAAATTGATGCTTATTTTGAAGATATTAAGAAATATAGGCCACTTTCTTCAAGGGAAGAAAAAGAATTGGCAGTTAAAATTAGAAAAGGTGACAAATCCGCTTTAGATAAGTTAGTTAATGCTAATTTAAAATTCGTTGTTAATTACGCCAAACAGTATCGTAAAAGTGGCGTACCGTTTTCAGACTTGATTTCTGAGGGAAATATAGGGCTTATTAAAGCGGCTGAGAAGTTTGATGAAACCAAGGGTGTTAAATTCATTTCATATGCTGTATGGTGGATTAGAAACTCAATTCAAGAATGCATAAACAGATATCTTGGAAACGTAGAAGAAGTAAATGCAGAAGCACACGTTTTTGACAATTGTAAAAAGGTTGAATATGATTATTCTTCTAAAATAGTAAATGAGGAATTTGAAGAGGAACTTACAAACCTTCAAAGTAGGGAGGCCACGATTTCCGAATTAATGAAAACACTTAAAAAACGTGAGATAAGAATACTTTCACTGTATTTCGGACTATATGATGGAAAAGAAATGACGTTAGATGAAATCGGACAAGAAATGGACTTGACAAAGGAGAGAGTT